GTTGTTGCAGATAAGCCTGTACCACCATCAGTAACGGGTACGTCTGTACCCCCAGATACATAAACTGTCCCAGTGACATCTTGAAATGTAACAGTTTTATCACTAGCCATACTTTGCTGACCTGTAATAGTCAACTTATTAGAACCGTTGTCTGTATCTTCTAATAGTTCTATGTAGCCAGCAGCTGTGGAATTTCCACCAGCTATTAGCTTAGTAGTGCCTTTGGTTGTTGCTGTCACCAAGTTTGTGGTCGTGTCAGAAATATCTAATTTTCTGTCAACACTGTCAGCCGTTGGCCTTATTTCTACAGTACTACCAGAAGCAAAAGCTGTACCTGTTGTGCCCTCTGCCCCTCTTGTCACTGTTAAAGTGAAACTAGAGCGTGATGTAGCTTTTACTATTTCGATGTTAGTGCCATCTGTGATTGTAACGTGACACTCTACACCTGCCCCAATTGCTGGGAAGTTTGCCACAGAGGTTAAAACAATACTTGTGGCAACGTTCGTTATAGAACCGTTAAGTGTAGTACTAAAGTTATTTGCATGTATTCTTGACATTATTAAGCTCCTGTCTCAATGCACGCATTGATATATAAACCGAGTTCTGGATAACCAGAGTTATTACTCACAGTAGTCACAGCGTTAGTTATTCTTATATAAATTGCAACATCGTTAGCACTACCTGAATTTATTACCGTGGCCACATTTAACGCAGCTCCTGCTGTTGCACCAGCTAAACCACCAGAACTTAGTGCTAGTTTAACTTCAGTGATCGCATGTCTATTACTATAGTATTCCCATGTACATGTGCCATCTGTAACAGTAGAACCAAGGCCAGAAGTTGGCCAAGTAGGTTCGGTTGTTGCATGGCTAGTACCTGCTACAGTGCATCTATAGATGCGGCCTGTAGGTGTTGATGGTGCTATTATCTGACCTAAAATGTAAGCTGTTGCTACAGTCCAGCCAGTTGTTATAGATGTAGGTGTTAGTGTTATATTGTCTACCCCAGGGTTTGACGTAGCTTGTAACTTGCGTGCTGACGTAGCAGAGCCTAAATACAGCACAAAATCTTGTGGATTGTCTGATAAATTTGTCTTGTTTACAACGCTAAGAGTACCACCAAAAAGGCTAGTAAGTGCTGTGTCGTTGTATAATGCGAATGTGTCGCCAACATATGCCATATTAACTTCCTGCTAGAGCAGCTTCTGCCGCTGTGAGTTCGTGGAACATTACGTTTTTAATAGCCTGTGTATTCTGATCTGAATTTACTACAGTACCAACTAAATCTTTAGATAGCCCAACTTTTACATTGACATCTACTTTAGAAGCTTTATTTTCTTGTCTAGGAGCTTCTAGTTTGTTAACTGCTGGTGTCGTCATATTCAGCTCAACACCTTGTTGATATAGCTGATCTCTGAATTGTTGCATCTTAGGATTATCAAAGCGTGCCTGGGCTTCCTCGATTTTAGCGAGCATTTCTTTATCACCCTCGAAGAATGTCGAAATCCCTAAAGTTCCGTATTTTGTAACTCCTCTTTCAAACTTTAAAAAACCTATTTCTAAAGCTTGTAGAGCTTTAGTAGTCGCGATAATAGTATCTGTCACAAATAACATATTTGCGATTAATATGCTTCCGACACTTTTACCGATCTCACCTAACCCGCCCCAGGAAGTGATTAAGATCGTAAAAAGCTCATTAGTTACGGTGAGGGCTGGCGCAAGTGATGCTGTTAATTGATTACCAAAAGCCGAGAATGTTTTTTGCATCTTTGCTACACTGTCGCCATACTTTTCTATAGCAGCAGCCTGCTTACCTGAAATACCGGCACCAAGTCCTTCAAATTCTTCTGTTAGCCCTTTAACGTCATCACGCATTAGCGTAAGCATCTTAGTGCCACTTTTTCCAAATAGTTCATATGCTGCGCGTGCTTGATCAGCTGGGTTTGTTGTATTCTTAATAGCCTCAGCTATTCTTAAAAATTGTTGGTCAAGCGGAATATTCGCTAATTGAGAATAAGTTAAACTTAAACCCGCTATAGTTTGCTGTGATTTGTCTGCATCAGCTGTTGCTTCTACTAAATTTTTTTGTAACTTTGCTAATGATGAAGCCATATCGTCATTAGATAAGCTATTCTGACTACCAGCCCATTGTAATTTTTCAAGGGCTTCTGTAGTAATATCTAAACCTGTAGCGGTATCTACTAGTTTACTAACTTCTTCTGTTGTCTCATGTATGACTTCTGCTAATTTATGAAATCCCTCGGCTATTGTAGCAATAGATGCAATTTCAACTAATTTTTCTTTGAAGTTATCTTTTAGCTTTTCTAATTCTGAATGTGTATTAGACAAAGTAGAATTAAAAGCTTTATTATCCAGTGTTAACTTTACTATTAAATCCGATACTAAAGCCATTATGTTCTCTTATGTAAACATGTTAAAGAGGGCACGCATTGCTTCTGCTTCTTGCTCTCTGCTATAAGACTTCTGTTCTTCTAGTGCAATTTCTTTTTTTACTTGGTCTACAAATTCTTTATCTTGTAGCTTATCGTAAGCCATCCACTCAAAAATTTCATTGTTATTCATAGTGGCATATAATTCTTTTAAACTTCTGTAGCCGAGCCTTTCACATAATGACATGCAATAAGTGCGGAAAGGTCGGCCCATTAGTTTTTTGCTAAGTTTTCCACGTCTGTATTAGAAACTAAATTCAGCCTTTGGCTAGCTGCAAATACCCTATCAAGTGCAGCACAAGACTTTTTACCTAGTGCAACAAGATCGGCTTCAGTAAATAGTGGCTGGCCGTCCTCGCCTACAATGCAAGCGACCGCCAGCTTAGCCCTTATATTCTGTGTACTGATACCGCCGCCCACTTTAGCAATTGATGCTTCAAAAGCATCCCGTGCAGCAGCGGACATAGTGCTAATGAGGACAGATCCACCCCACTCAGGTACTTCAATTTCTTCTTTCTTTAAATCTACAGCTGCTAAAATAGCTTTTCTGTCTAATATCATTATTGTAAACCTTTGATTATACTAATTTTAGGTCCAAGCGACCGCACCTGTTATACGAATCTTAGCTTTACCCATAACAACCCCATCAGCATTAATGTCTGATGTCATGCTGACAACAAAACCGGAAAAAGTTGCTACATTAGCTGTAGATGTTGGTAAAGTTATTACAATCGTTTTAGTAAGCTGGGAAGCCATAGCGTTAAACATTGCTACTTGTCCCGCGTCATCTTGATTCCTTACCATTTCTATATCTATAGAACCAAAATCACGCAGTCCTTGCACAAACTCTTTAGCTGTACTTGCTAAAGTAGTCACGTCTATTTCTTTTGCTGACCCTGAACCAATCCCAGTTATACTTGTGATGCCCGCTACAGCGACAGCGTCAAAAGTCATCGTTGTGGCTTGGCATAAAATCGGTGTTGCTGCCATCGTTGTATCCTCTTAATTAAAAAGTTATAAATGTTCTTTACTGGTGATATTGTCTATCAAATCTGGAAATTCTATTAGTGACACTCTTAGCATTCCCTCGGGTCTTTGTTTATAAGACCATCCTGTTTCGACTAGATAAGCGTAGGGTTGTGGGTTTGCTATAGTAGTTGTAAGACCTGATTTCTCTATAGTCCACGATGCTTTTAAAGTTCCAGGTGTGTACCCTGTAGGCCAAACTGGTGGCTCCCACAAATCTGGGTTACCAATCGGGGTTCTTTCCTTCGTTCTATTATACAGCTCTTTACATGCATTGTCAAATATTTTTTCACTTGTTTTCACAGATAAAGCTAAATGCCCTGTAAACTTACGTAAAAACTCGTTAAAGTTATTAGACATAGTCAGGTAAGTCCATTAGTTGTAAGTTATTTTCCGCTAGATATGCCAAGACAGTTTGAAAGTCGCTATTCTCTAAATCGCATGGTATCCAAGCACCGTCACTAAGTCTATATATCTGATAATCTGATCCATCACGTTGTTTTTGGTACATATTTATAGCTCCGCTGCGGCTTGTAGATGAATCGAAAGCACATCGCCAATCGCGTCCGCTGCGGCTTGTGCATTAGTCACGTAAACACCCGAGTCACTGGCACCAGAAGACCCAGAAGCACCAGAGGCAGTTGAGCCTGTCATATCATACCAAGCTGTGCTTGCGGCTTTTGGGCTGTAATAAGT